GCCCATATCGTCCGTAAATTGCATGGCTGCGGGAACGCCCGGGGGGCAGCGAAGCCTTCCAGCGGCATCTTCCAAGAGACCTACTCCGCGAGTAATCGCTCTTGCAATATTTGCAAGTCCCCCTACCCCTCTTCTGATTGTTGCGAGATTTGGACCGAGTGCTTTTTGTTTGATTCCGCCAGTTCTGGCGTCCCTGACGCCGTCATCAAATGAAAATCCACGTTTGCGTTTGTTTTGTGCGATGTATCTTCTTATAAGAGCCTCACCCTCTCTGGGCTTAGTCGTTCTTAGCGGAGTGACCCAGCCCCAGTTTGGTGAATTTTCGTCACTTCCCCCCGGTCGACGGAAGCGGGGAATTGGTGAAAACACCTTCCCAGGGCTCCATTTTTCTTCAGGGTCATAAACGAGTATCCCGATTTTTGTGTACTTGCTCTGAGCCTTCTTTTTGGGTTGTTTATTGTCCGCAGCAGCATTTCTGACCGCGCCGGCCTGCGCGCCAGCACGGAGTTGCGCGGCCTTAACCGAATATTCAACGTCAAGCAAGGGAACTTCCGATAGTTTCCTTTGTTGCTCAAGGAAATCAAACGCACGCTGTGCGTGTGTTTTTTTAGGAGTGAACCGTTTGCTCGACAGTTCGCGTTTTATAGTGAACTGTTTACCCGTCATGACGGGCTCCGATTCTTGCGTTTAGTCGACCCGCGGAGTGTTTGATTCGTCAATTTCAGCATTGAGAAGTTCAAACTCCATTAGCGATGCCATAAAACTATCGTCTGCTGATGTCTGAGTTTCGCTTTTTGAAGCACCCCAGTGTTCTGGAATCATTGATTCAGCACCAAGTGCCTTTGCGCGTTTTACAATATGAGCCTTTGCTGCATTCTTGTCCTTGGCGCGGCCATAGGCCTGAATTGCATTAGCAAGGTCTTCTCTTGAGGCAATTGGAAACGAGCCGTCCGGTAACGCTGTTCCCTCTTTTGCCATTCTTTCTCTTTGCTCTGGGGCAAAAGCGCGTTTCATCGCAATTTCTGCAGCCTCGGCCTCGATGTCTGCGGCCTCTTCTTCCTCGTATTTATCAAAACCAAGGACTTCGCCGTCCAGCGCAACAAAAACGTCATACGACTTTCCGTCGATTCCATCAATTTCTACAGCGTAGGCGTCGAATCCCTCAAAAACATCCGGCTCGACACAAACGACCGTTCCTTCAACCGACTTTGTGGCAATTTCGGCGGCTTCAGTAAAATCGATGAGCATCATTTCATCAACAAGGGACTTTTGCTCAAACGTCTCATTGTCAAGTTTGTGCCATCCGAGCACTTCGCCATTTGTTCCATCGACAAAAACTTCAACTGCTCTTCCGTCCTTGGCCTGAACATCGACCACGAACATATCGGCTTCTGCCGAATATCCGGAATCAAGAACTTTGCCGTCAAACATTTCCTCTGCAAGTCCTTCAACATGCAGAATTCCAGGCATTCCTTTTTCCGAAACGCAGCCACCAGGGCAGTCGTCACAAACAGAAACACCCCCCGGATAGACCTTCCGGTCGATGGCGCACATATATCCCTTGGTGCCAACATCGGCCGACTTCATCCCCATCGTCGCAAGGCGGCGCGCGCGCATCTGCTCCATTTCGTTTGACGGCGGCGTCTCGTCCTCGTCCTCGTCGGCGTCGGCGTCGGCGTCGGCATCCTCGTCGTCCTCGTCGGCGTCGGCATCCTCGTCGTCCTCGTCGTCCGCCTCTGGCATTGCTACGCGAGTTGGGGTTTGCTCCGTGTCGTCCTCGTCGTCCTCGTCGTCCTCGTCGTCCTCGTCGTCGTCGTCCCCCATTTCCTCGTCATCCGACGCTTTATACATCAATGGCTTTTTCTTTTTGCCGTATCCCATCATTTTTTCGGGCTTTTCTTCGGTTTCCTCATCGTCCTCTGTTTCCTGGGACTCGAGGTCTTCGCCATCGCCCATTTCATGCATGGCCTTCATCTGAACCGGCATGGCCCCACATTTGCCACAGACTTTTGCCCCAGGCACAAAACCACACTCGCCGACGGCGAGGCCTTTCGCACATCTTAAAACAGAGCCATCGGCATCAATCTTTACAACTGCCTTCTCGTCGTGCTCGCCCATGCTGTTATGGCTCCTCTATGTTTTGACTTAAGTAAGGCGCAGTTTAGTGCGCTGGGTCACAAAAGTCTGTAAATCGTATTTCCCAAAATTATACTTCACTCTCAATCCATCAATGGCACTGTTTGCGCTACAACGAAATTTAATGCATTCTCCTCTATTTATTATTAAAAAATGTTGACATCGCAGATTCAGCCAGCATCTCCATGAAAACCCCATAGGCCTGAGCGCGCTCATCAAGGCCGCGCCTCATCGCGCGGTCAATAGCCACGATTAGAGCGTCAAGTATTTTATCAGTATCTTTTTTGTTTAGTTGAAGGGGGTCGCGGCCTCGCTGACGAAGTCGCGTTTGAAGCAACTCAAGACCGCTGACCGTGCTTTCAAGGGCATCAATTGTTGATTTGTCGCGTTTGTCGCCTCTTGCATTCTCAAGACTTTTCATCGCGGACCTAATCGCGCCGGGCAGAGCATCCGTAATTTGTTTAAACATTTCCGGTGAACCCCGGACGGTCGCCTTGTTGTCGTCGTCAACCAACCCTATCCCTTCGCGTCCAGGACCTTTGCCGCGCGACCCCGACCTGAATCCGGCAGTCGCCTGTCGCCGCAGGGGTGACATTCGCGCTTCTGACAAGCGAGAAAAGTATTTTCTTGTAGCCCGCGTCGTGCTCCTAAGGGCCCTTGGGCGCCCATCATCGTCGGCCTCATCGCCAGATGCGGTGGTTGGGGTGCTCTTGAGAATTTCCCCTAAATCATCAAGAATTCGCGCCGTATCCATTTCTTCGGCTCTTTCGCGCCGGTCGGGTCTTGCGTCCCGCTCCTCTTGCCTGAGACGCGCTTCCATTTCTTCCTCCGACTCCTCTTGCTCGGCCGCTAGCGCGCGTCTTCGTTGTTCCGCGCTTTCTCGTAATTGAAGTTTTTCTTCGAACGTTAGTTTGGCAAACCGCTCTTCCCGTTTTCTCTTGCGCTCCGCCATATCTTCTTCTTTTTCTCGTTTTTCAAGAATGGCTCTCTTTTTTGCTTCGATAAGTTTTTTAGCCTCTCCACTTGAGAGTTTAATTTTTTGGCCATCTATTTCGTGTTCTAGATTGGCGTTATTTTTTGCCCACTCATACTGTTCTTCCAGCGACATTGTTTTCCAGTTGCGAGGTAAAATATCCAAAAGGTCATCTGTTACTTTGACGTCACCAATGCCACCTTCACGCAGGCCCCCCACTGCTTTAGGGGGAGGGGGGGCGGTGAACGTGGCGGGGGTGGGGACAAATCCGGGTTTTCTGCCACTCTTCCCTCCCTGTCGTTGCTGTAGCGCTTCACCGCGAGCCATCGTCGCAATCATTTGTGGGGGCGTATATGCATTTGCGCTAGAAGTTTGATGAGTAAATTTGTCGCTTCCCGTCTCCAGGGTGGTCAGTCTTTCAATCATTTGACTGGCTCTAGAAATATCAGAAACTTCGGCATTAACTAGTTTTTCTCTTGCGCCCACGCGGCGGCGGGAGCCAACTGCTTCTCTCAATTTCTTGACATCGGATAAATCAACGACAGCCGACGTCGATGGGTCAATTCTTGCTTCAAAGTGGTTTATAAACGCATCGAGATATTTGGCAAGTTCCTTGCCCTGGCTTCTAGTGAATGTGTGGTCATATGAACCCTCAGACCTCAGCCCCCGAAGTGGTTTTGGCGCTGCTGGGTTCGTGGTGCCTCTGGGTGTTTTTTTTGGAGCGGGCATTTCTCGCCACGTGCCATCAAAAATCAACCCGTCATTATCGCTATCGCGACGAAGATTTGGGTCTAGTTCGCCAGTTAGTTTTGCTAGCGCCCCGAGGGCGCGTCTTCTTTTTTTCGACCACCGCCCGGTACCAGCGCCCTTCCGATTATTCGGCCGAGACCCTTAACCGCAACATCGAGTGCATCATATGCCTCTGGGGACAGGGGGGAAGTTATCAAAATTCCATTTTCTGTAACTTCGCTTTCAAGCCTGTGATAATTAAAAATTGGGTCAAGATACGACTTCGTTTGAAAAGCATTTTCAATTGAGCACTTAATCAAAAGTTCTACAGGGGTTTGGTCATCCCATGACTCTTGGTCAATCCAGGAGGAGTCAGATTTGTCTTCTTCCTTTGGAAGGACGATTCCAAACGCCAGAGACGGAGTTTCATCTGGCACCCCGGCCGGGTAGGGCTGCCTCGGGGGGTTTGTGGCGTTGGGCCTTCGGGCCGCTTCTGGCGCGTCAAGTGGCTGAGTGGATAGCGGCCTGGGCCCTGAGGTCAAGGGGATGTAGGTCATTCTTGCTATGACTCGCTCGGGCTTGCCAAACATGAACTGACCACTCATCGGTTCTTTGTAATATGCAACCCTAAAAGTAGTCCCATTCGGCTTGGAAAATACGACAATGCTTTCGGTCGCTTCTCTTATTACAACCGGGCCACCTGCACGTGCGGAAATTTCATTTATCAACGACTCGCTCTGATTATTTCCCAGGTTTTGAGCATTCCCGGATGCAAAAATATTGGTGTCAGCGGGAAGCGTCATTGGGGCTGGTCTGGCAATGACCACCTGGGGCATTCCGGGTCCGGTATAGGAATGTATTTTGTCCTCGTCGCTCTTGATGGAAATTGTTCCGGTAAGTTGATTCGCGCCATGCAAAACAGGACTTAATTCATACAATTCAACTTCTCTTAGAAGATTGGCCTGCCTAGACGGGTCGTAGGATGCTTCAATGGTTTTATATCCGATTGACCATTCCTGTTCTAACCCAAAGAAGGCAACATTGGCAAATGCCTCTTTGCCCTTTTCTGAGTTGAGGTTAAATTGTACGCGCGCGTATAGTCCGCCAATCCCTGCGGCTTTCATTTTTGCTGGTAATCTTGGGTCCGTTGCGGGCACTTCGTAAATATCTAACACTTTTCCAATCGGGTCGTTCCAGTTATGGCCCCATACAACCCGAGGCTTACGCCTTGCCAGGCTCTTATTAAACGCTCCGGGCAAAACTATGTCATTGACCGAATCTTTATTACCTATTCCAGCAACAAAGCATTCGACTATTCCTTCGGCTTCCTTGACGTTAAATTGCCCCTGAGAAGACTTGAAAACAATTTGCTCAGTAATGAGATTTGACATACATTTCCTTTGACCGATTAATAATAGACCCTCATAACCAAATCCCGAGGCAAGTATCTAATGGTTTTATTTATTTAAACAGTCTGAGCGAATCTCCATGCTCGCTTGACTTCGGCTGTTGAGGAGTCAAACCTGGTTTTTGCCAAGTGATTTGTAAAAATAGAAACGCACGAAGACCTCAGTAATGCATTCCTGTTATCCTCGCTCTGTATTGGAAGGGTTTGAATAATTGCATCCTGTAGTAAATCTCCAGTTTGGCCATTTATTGCCTTAATTCTCTCCATATGGGCATCTA